CTTATATGCAGCAGGTGCTTGAGATATAGCCGCCTGTTGTGCTTGTAACGCATATGGAGCCAAAGCCTGTGCCATAGCTTGCGTGCCATACTGTGAACCATAACGACCTGCTTTACCAAGTGTTCCTTCTACCTGTTCTATAACAGGTCTAAAAGCAGCAGCTTGCAATGGATTTGTTCCCATAAGGTTTTGTGCAACAACATCCTGAACACCGCTAACCAATGGGTTTGGCTGTGAAGCATACTGCCTTGTTGCTGATAATGCTGCCTCTGTTTCTGGCGAATATCCTACAACAGTAGAACCTGGATAATATTGAGGCGTAGGAGATTCATATAATGCCTTTGCCTGTTGTAATCCATATTGCAAATATGGCTGTGCGTATGCTGGCGCACCTGTGGACGAAATAGTCCTTGTTTGACCGCCACCTTTACTCATCTCGTATTTCCTTCACTAATACTACAGACGCTTCTTTATAATCAGTAAGTTTTCGTGACCAGCCTTTGCGTCCTATAATTTCCATGCCAGTACACCCTAATTCTTCCGCCCACTTACAAACACTTTTTTCAGCTTCCATAAGCTCGTCTAAATCACCACCTGCTAACCATATACGACATACGCTTTGATTTGGGTAGTCTACTATTTCTGTCACTATAACAGAGTTTTCCAATGGAAAAAACTGAGCTTTGCCTCTTTTAACAGCGTCCCATACATCTGATATATCATGGCTTTTATTAGAATATTTTAAAGCTTCAGATATATGCGAAACTAACCTAGCCCATTCTTTAACCGATAATGAGGTATGCAAAGGGCGCATCGTGTCCTTGATTGTCATGGTTAATCACCATTGTTCCATTTGTACTACTGCCGTCAATATAAGGATTATGATGCCAAGGGTCATGGTCAAGTCCTGTGAAAAACACCAAACTTTGAACATTATATCTTGGCTCAGAAACTGTTGTCTGTGTTGTGTTCGCTGAGAAAGTAACATATCCAACGCTATTTAATCCACCGTCAATCGTGCGGTTTAAAACCTCTGCTATTTCGCGTGTTGTAGCTGTAACAGGGTTTAGCGTTCTAAAATTCGTTTGTCTTTGTTCAATAGCCATTAACGTCTGCCTATCTCTCTGGCTTCAACATCAATACCTTGTATGTTAGTCCAGTTTCCAGTTAAAGATAATTTAGCTCTATGAAATCTAGCAGCAGACCTAAAGGGATAAAAACCTTCAGAGTTTAAGGTAGCACTACTTCCAAAAACAACATCATCAGCAATACTATTCCGTGTTCCTATCTGCGCTGTTACAGCGCCACCTTCGTAATATGGATATATTCTAGTGACAATGCTATGTTTGCCTGGCGCAAATCCTGTTTCACCAGTTTCAATTGTTGCCGTCATAGGATCGCCAGTAAAACTGAATATTTGGTCATTTACAGCACCGCCAAAAAAGAACTCACCGCCCTTGTATAGTGGGCTATCAAGTACAGTTGTTAATCCATCTAATGTTGCAGATAAATTGTCTAATTGGTCTAGTGTGTAACCAGCACTAAAAAATGGCGCTAAATAATCAGCCCTTAACTTTACCAAAGACCAACGCTGTAATACATAATGATATATAAGCAATGTATCTGGGTTTCCATTACCACTAGCTGTAGAAGGATAGCTCCATATGGCTATTTGGTTTAATGGGTCAACAGATGATGTCATGTTTTCTTTAAACGAAAGATTAAAATCTTTTGCAAAAAATTCATCTACTTTTTCTGCGCCAATAGGCGTGGAGCTTTGCCCATTAAATAAGTAAAAACCATCGTTTGAGTAAAAGAATACATTACTGCCAACATTACAAACAGAACCTTTTACAGAACAACCTCTTTGACTTTCAACTTTGTCAAACTGAAACACTAATGGAAGTCCAGAGTAAGTAGCGCGAAATATAGCTCTTTCTGTAAGTATTGTGCAGTATTCGCCTCCAACTAATCCCATAATAGCACCAGAATCAGGCAAGTCTTGAAAATCAGATTGGTCAGTTCCAGAAGTCCAGCTATCTATTGCATTAAAGCCTGACCATCTAACGCGATAAGGCACTCTGCCAGAACCCTCATCTATGTTGCCTGTAAAGATAAAATCTCTTACTACTGCTATAAAATCAGCCTTCGGGGGTGTGCCACCTAAATTAGAAAATGCGGTATCTGTGCCTAACTGCCATTTCTGTAGCTCTTCACCAGTGCCACCAGACGCAATAACGTATTCGCCAAACTGCACAAAACGCCAACGCTCATCACCTAATAAATCATACGCTGGACTGCCAGCTTTACTAACATTATCTAGCGCAGAAGTAGAAGCGTTAAACTCATATAACTTAGCCGCATCACCAACAAATAACTTTACGTTTCCAGCATTATCTTTTGCCGCAAAAATACCTCTTATCTTAGCGTCTGCGGTTGCGCTTGAATATTCAACAAATTGAGGAAATGAACGATAGCCTTTAAAAGCAGGTATTACGTTTTCTGCCGTCAAAACTCCTGGGTTCATATGATCTGGCTGGTCAGGTAGCCACTCACCGAATGTAATCATTGTCTTAACCAAACCTCACTGCCTGTTGGAGCTTGCGTCCATATTTCAGAACCTATTGCTATATCTGTCCATGTCTCATCATCCGAATCGACAAGAACCCAATCTTCGCCAAGTATTTTGGCTATCATAGTTCCTTCTATAGATATAGCAGAAGTTCCAAAGAAAGAAAATTCTATCCCTGCTATTGCCTCTGTTTCTATCGCAATAGATTCAGATGCTGAAATCAGTGATACCGTTTTTGCTGTTGATGTAACTGTTGCCGCTATATCTACGCTAGAACTATCTGTTCTAACTCTTGTTGCTTCACCACTTTCAGTAATAGCTATGCTTTCTGACGCAGATGCTGTCCTGAGTTTAGTAGCTACAGCACTCTCTGTAACACTTATATCTACAGCAGAATCACCAAATACTATTCTTCTTACTTCAGTTGATTCTGTAACGGATAAATCAACAGAAGCAGATACCGACTTAATTCTTTGCTGTTCACCTGTGACATTTACAGATATATCTGGCTGAGATGAAACAGTGCGTAATATAGTCGGTATAGCTTGATTAGTAATAGCTATGTTTTCGCTAGCCACGGCAGAAGCAGTGACGTTAGCAACACCTGTTACCTCAACAGATATATCAACAGATGTAACACCAGCTAAAGTAGCCTTGGAATTTGCGCTAACATTTGTAGCACCCAACACAGATGCTGACATAGTTCTTATTCTTATAGATTCACCAGATTCCGTAATTGCTATATCTTCTGAAGCTAAAACAGTTCTTGTTATAGTTTGAACAGCTTGCTCAGTTACCGCTATGTCTACTTGTGAAGATGTTGTTCTAATCCGTGTTGCAGAGGACAACACGGTAGAAGCTAAATCTACAGAAGAAACAGCAGAAGCAATAAGTTTAGATACTGCGTTTTCTGTGATTGCTATAGATTGAGATGAAGCAACTTCTTTGACAACATTATAAGCACCAGCAACAGTAGCCGATATATTTACAGAGGCATCTGCAAAAACAGCATTTCTAAATACAATCGCAGTTGCTGTAACTGTTGCAGATATGCTTTCCGAAGCTGTAGCAAAAGTAATCTTCTCAGGTGTTGCTGTAACAGTAGCCGCTATGTTTACTGAATCGCTAACTGTTCTGATGCGTGTGGCTTGTGTTGATTCTGTTATTGCTGTGTTTGCTGTCGCATCAAACGCTAGTACGCTGAACGGAACAGCAGATACAGTTATCGCTGTTGCCACAGAAGAATCAGTAAATGTCGTTTTTGTTAATGATGATGATACTGTTGACGCAATATTAACGCTGGCTGAAAACAGCCTTGTCTTTCCAGCAGAAGCACTAACAGATGCCGCACCTACAACACTAGCAGACATAAGCCTAGTAACAGTTGGCGTATTCGTAACTGTTACAGCCGCAGAAACAGCAGATGCTACGGTTCTAATTCTTGTAGATGCTGTGGATTGTGTTACAGTAACAGACGCATTTGCTGTAGCTGATAAAATCCTAGAAAGGGTAGAGGCAACAGATACAGAAGTTGCCGCGCTACCAGTTCCTAGAAAAACGTCAAAAGACGTAATGCTATCAAGAGTGCCAAAGTTCCACG